GGGGAAGTTCTTGGGCCCCCAGCTCCTGAAGAGCTATGCAAGGGACACTGTCTACCCGACAGCGGATTCGCGCACCCTAAAACCGGGGGGGCGAGAATCTCATTCCAGAATAAACCGGTAAGATAAAAGAATTAGGGGGGTCAGTAACCAGGGTTACAAACTTAGTGAACGGAGACCAATCCGAGCGCGCATAAAGCGCATTTGTGTTTTATAGAGATCTGCAACTTGGAACAGAGAGGAAAGTTCCAAGTTGGAAGTCATCAGCGACTTGTCTATAATAACGATTCCCATTAGCAGTGGCCGTATTGACCTCGATTGCCATATTATGGGATGTGGGTGCTGCATAATCTTTAGCGATTTGCGAAGAGCCACTTAGCTCGTCTGAATTGCAACGAGCATAAGTGTGATGGTATGGCGGTGTCTGAATGTCAACTCCTCCTCTATAAATTGAGTTTTGTATGACCTTCAGAACCCACCTCGCGGCAGCGAGTGCGGTTGTGGATTCCAAAATACCTGTAGACGTGCCAGAAGTGACATATCGAACAGAAGCTGTGGTTAGCTCTGAGGTGTTCACATCAACATCAGTGTTGTTGAATACCTTGAGTCTTACAGCACCACGAGACGAGACGAACATTGAATTGAACATCGCGTAATGATCTGGGAACCATGGAGAATTATCAGTAATTATTGTTGATATATTAGCTTGCGTCTGTATGAAAAACGGGTTAATAGTGGCAGCAGTAGCAGTAACTCCCTGTGTAAGGGGGAGAATCTGATTGTTATGTCTCAAAATAGAATTAAGGGACATGACTTTCTCACCAATACAGTGTCTTGCGTTAATACAATTATCTGATTGGATTTTAGAATTACCTATAACGCCCGAAGTTATTTCATTGGCTGATGATATGAAATTAACATTCGATTGCGGGGCAGTAGGTGACATGAGAGATAGGGTATTGCTTTTTAGAAAAGCAAACTCCACATCTGGGGCTCCCGCAACTTCAACAAGAACAGCGCACGAGGATGCAACTGTAGCTGGAGCTGTGAGAGGATTGACGGGATATATATTCACATAACCGAACACTTCATTGACTAAACCAAGTCTTCTATACGACGTAATGGAAGTGTAAGGGATGTTAAATGTAAATTCACACCCATCTCTCAAGTCTATAATCTCTCTATGCGTGTATTGCTGGTTAGCAGTGCTGAACGCATTGGAGAAGGAGTCGTTCTCAGTTGGTGAGAACATGATAGCGTACCTACCCGAGTGAAACTCGGTAGTGACAAATTTAAAACGCATTACTACTCCTCCTCTAGCGAGGGAAAAGAATTGAGCCAAATATGATAATGGACTGAAGTTAGTGATGGTAACTCCAGCATCAATCATAGTTGTAGACCAATTAGACCACCCAATGGCGGTGGTATAAATGGCGGTATTGGCGGTGTCAGAAGTACTGATATTAAAAGTAGCGACGTAGGCAGGGATAGTCTTCAAATGATCTATCGTAGCCTCATCGACGTCGGTCGCACCAATACCAGAAAGCATCTCTATTTGGTTCCTACCAAAAAGAGATAGAGGCATCCCACTATCAATCATGTCGCAATTGTTAGCATAGGGGATGATGGTCTGTACAGCTCTGGTTACTTCGGAAAGGTCCATTGGATTGGACCAACCGAATATAGACGCTACACTTCCTGCTATATCGGCAAACCACGCTACTGGTTGCGCTATAGCACTTAGTAAAGGGATTTGAGCCACAACATCTGCAGCTTTAGAAACTTTACCTAGGAATGATGATACAGGACCAACCTGTGCGGCAGCTTGCTCCGACGACTGAACGTCCGAAACAGTTGATTTTCTACCGGCAGAGGCCTTGAAATTGGCTCTGGCTTGTGGCTGTGTAGGAGTTTGTAATGAAACATCCTCCATATGAGCGTACACACTGTATGTTGCAACAGTGGAACCCGTAGGGGCCACAAGGGGAGAGTAGGAACAGAGAAGAAGTTGTCCGGGACTAGTATAGTTATTAATGTATGTGTTCTTAACTACCATATGTGAATAATTGCTAATCCATGGAATCTCAAAAACAGCTTCTGTTTCTCTATTTAAATCAAACTCAACTTTGGGAAGTTGTGTTCGATTTGTCAAACTGGCAACATGCATGTTACGCCATGAAGTGAACTGCTGAGATGAGGTCGTGCAGCCACCTGTAGGGAAAAAGGCTAGAAAGTATCTACCTTGTTGAAACCTATTGGCGTTAATGACAATTCGGACAATGAGTTTGGCACGAATTGCGAGATGTCCAGTTACTTTTGAAGAAATCATCCCATTGGTCAAAAACCTTGTGTAGGGGTCATATGAGCTAAGGATTCCAGTGTCAGTTGTTGTGAAAGCACCTGATGCAAGCAACACTGGCTTCTTCAAAAATTCTTTAATGTTTTGATCATTGAAGGTTTCCATGTTGGAATTAAACATGGAACCTATATCGTGTGGTTGAGTCACTGCAGCATGTGCAACATTGTGATCGCCATTCACGAAGTTTGTTGTGGATCCGGCCTGAGCGACGCTATCGTCTGATGGGCCAGTGGTATCGTTTATTATGTGGGAAATATTAGAGTGCTGGGTTAGTCAACGTACAACAACAGCACAAGTTGTTGCGTCCTAAGCCTCCTTTTATCTGTCAATTCGTCAAGAGCGGTGGGACTGATAGTAATCCTAAATAGGAATCCGCTATTGTTCATATCTCCTTCTATTAAATAGCCCTTTACAAGAAGGCGTGTGGGTATTTGTTAAGTAAATTAAGAATGAACATACGCATCTCAGCGTAGTATAAATATAGTATGGTATAGAGTAGTTTAAGTGTCTTACTTAGGACGGTGTTTATTTAGAAGTGTGAATCCAAACCTGAGCAAGTCAAATGACATTGCAGGTAGGAAGTGCTTTTGGGCATTTTCAATCCCTCAGCCTGTACAGCGGGGAGTATCTTCTTTGTGAAACGTTCAAAAACGTCTTTATCATGGAGAGCAAGTTCTAGAGTAGCTGTGCGAATATTGTCTTCAGTAATTGTAATCGAGTCAGGACCATGAGTGGTCCAGTTGAGCATTTCAACTATTGTGAACAGAGCGAGCGGAGCAACGTAACGGCATAATTCTTTCGAATATCTGAAATGCCTCTTAAGAAACGTTATTTCCTCGATCGTCTTCATTTGACCTATCTGTGACTCTTTATCATCAGAGGTATAGGTCATCCCAATAGTCTTCATATGTTTCTCTATAGACAACATGTTGAAGATTGGGAGTTTTTCCTCACTAACGGAAAATATATTGTCATCACCTAACACGATCATGTAAACATGGTCGAGAAAATCAGGGAGACAAGTGACGTCAAAGTCGTGAGAAGCTAGCCAACAATACCTAAAACAGAAAAAGTTATACAGGTTGTTGACTATAGTAGTGAGTGGATTTCCACTTGGAAGCGAACCATTCCACTCATAGACATTATCTCCATTAATGTGTCGAGAATTTGTTAATTCTAAGAACAATATGTACCTTACATCATTGTTCCCATCATGGTAGAAGTCATTTATAATGTCTAGAATGTGCATGTGGATACTTGAGAGTTCCGAAGCATCAAACGCAGCATAGTCGCCTGCGCCTTTATTGCGACCGGAACCCTTGGAATCTAGGCATTTCGCCATCATATCCCAATCGTTAGAATAACAGTTAACACCTACGGCTGAACCGTTTTGTATTTTATTACCTGCAATCCATCTAACGAAAGCACCGAAGTACATCCTATAGGCAATGAGCAACCTCATAGGACATGACGATACGAGTCTCGTCTTGCCTAACTCTACCTTTTCTATAGGTCTAGTTTCATCTTTGAGGAAATCATTATAGATGTGTTCCCTGCGCACAAGATTTGAAGCATCTTTGATGATAGCTTCAACATCTTTCTTAAGCTCTAAAGCCCTGGGATTGGACAAGTCATACTCGGTCTCAGAACCGAGCCAATGCGACTTTCCCTTGCCCTTAACGTTTCTATCTACGTTGTCTGGGTACCCAGGACTGGAAGTCCTAGAAAGTGAAGAGAAGAGCGAGTCATTCTCTAAACCCAAAATAGCTTCTTCAAAGCTATATATGCGGGGATCGTTAAAGTTAGGACTAGTCCTGACTAAATCATCAAAAAGCTGTGATGCTATACACGACAAAGCAAAGGATTCAATGTAAACATTGTTTTTGCAATACTTTGAAAGTGCATTTGACATGGGATCTATCAGGACGCCATCCCTCCTAAAAGGACGGAGATGGCATGGTGCGGTTCTTACGGGAGAAACCTTACCATAAAGTTCTGATCGAATTTTGTGTGATTTTGCCGGTGCGTGAACACCAGCTGTAGTTCTATAGAGCGGGGCTAAAGCTTTGTTCGCGAACGTAAAATCACTTTGTGGAAATATTTCAGCATCCAGATCTATGGTAACCTGCTTATCAAACATATCAAGGACTTCTAACAAGTCTTCCTCGAATATAGCTGTCGAATAAGAGTAACCATCAGGGCTACCTGCCGTGTGTATTCCCATTATTTTCTTTGCATTTGAGTGCGCGGAGCAGAGTGTGAAAAGGCTTCCACAATCACCACTCTGGGTCATCGCCATGTAGCGATAACCTTTCCTTATCAAATAAGGAACCGTGGTATCAAACACGGGGATGGAATCCATGGGTTCTGCTTTGCCAAGCCAGGACCTATAATTGTTATGGCAAGGTATCACAAGTCTAAAGACTAAATCTTTAAACTTGTGAGCATCGTTTCTAGAAACGAAGTATTTCGTTATGTCGGAATGTTGTGAGACATGTTTAGGACATTCTACGAAAGCAACATCTTGATCATCAAGAACTGTTGTGACCTTGAAATTAAAGAGGACTGACATTGGAAGTGTAATGTAAACATCAGTGTTGGGCTTGTGAAGCCTGAATTCATCATTAATGAAATTTGGGTCCTCTTCTTGACGCGCGACACACAAGGAAACGAAATGCCTGTTGAGCATAAAAACGTTACCTTTAATGAACGTAGCGAAACCCGAAACTTCCTCATTATTGGGAAGAATGATTTCGTACACATTACGCGCAACAACTTTATTAAGAACCTCTATGTTGCTTTTGTCATAAGACAGCATGGCCTGGGGAGTTATTCCAGCCACCTGTTGTGCATGACGCATTGTGGGAGGTTTCTTATAAGTGGTTCTATCTTTGTTAACCCTATTGTGACCTGACTCTGACCCAGCTGAATATGAACTGTAAATGTTATAAAAAGTGGAAAAGGTCGTGACACACATGTAGATTGTGGGTATTATGACAGGGATGAGAGCCAATTTCGGGTAATTGTCCTTAAAAAAACTATTAAAGGAACTCTTAAAACCCGAATAGGCTGTATCTAGTCGTGAATAGAATGTGGGGTTATACTTTATACCAAATACGGGAACACTTTGTATGTCCATCGTTTCGTCTAGTAAGTAGCCAGCAAGGGTCTCGAAATCCCATGAATGGGACTCTTCGAAAGCTGGTGTGCATTCTAAAAATACTGCTACAACGAACTCAAGCTTGTGATCAAATCCTGTTTGCCTCTTATAAGCTGAACAGAGCATTTGACAACAATGTTTGTAGTCAGGGTTGACAATAAACTTTCTAAGATAATCCTTGACCTTCTGGTCAACATCAGAATTATCAAAGTCAAATCTATCTCTAGAAAGCTTGAAAGTTTTCCAATCCACCTGGGGTGTGGCCTTGGAAACGTTCAACTCTTTTTGATATTGTGAAAATCTAGAAATTTTGATTTGATTCATGACCTTCATGGCTTCTACAAGCCCATCAAAATCATATATTTTGCCATTGAGAGATTTCGTGTTATAATCATAACCATGGAAATCCAAGATATCTGGATGCATAGATGTGATACCTTCACATCCTATAGGAAGCTTAGAGTAGTCTAACTTTCTCTTCCAAATATCAAGATTTCTTGTCTCTTCAGTACAAAACTGGGGCTTAGGGCACACGTCTACAATAACGTCGAAACGTCTAAAGAACGCCCTAGGCTCAATAATGCTATTAAACTCTTGAGTTGGCATATTCGTATTGCCGATAACCATCTTTGAAACAAACTTCGTGTTTCCTTTCTTTTCGATACCTGCAACATGCAGATTATACTCGAAAACATTTATGGCTCTAATAACATTCATTATTTCATTATCAGGTTGACCTTGCACATCACGTGCTTGGCCAAGATCATCGAAGAGAGTTATAACCTTTTCATGGTCATAGCCCTCCCAAAAGACATTTTCAGCTTGTCTATTGTGAATGAAATGTGTGGGAGTTTTCATAGCTTGTTCAACCTTATCTTCAGGGACGAGTACTGGTAGCATACGGTAACATAAATGTTCCATAGCTTGGGATTTACCAATACCTGGAGCTCCTCGAAGGAGAACCGAACAGGGTTCTTGTCTAATACCCTCTAGGCTGAGGTTCATGGCGTCCATCTTTGTTTTAAGGCGAAAGATGTAAGCAATGGCATTTGTGAGAGCTGCACACATTGCAGACGAATCTTTATCACGTGGTAACTGCGCGAGGAGCTTGATAGCATCCTGGTGCATTGAGTGAACCATGTGACTATTCTCAAGGGTATATGTGAATTGTGTTAAATGTATTTTATCATCAAGTTCTCGAACTCTCTTTAGAAGGGAGTCGAGATCATGACGACCTGTTTCAAGAAACGATATCGAGCTAAGTCCTAATACATGACGTCGGACAAAGTTGACACAAGTTTCAAATGCGGAAACAGCAAACTTCAATAGAGTGTCTAAGGAAGATGTGTATTTTTTAAAATTCATCAATTCTGATACAACATTTTTGATAAGTGAATCACCTGGCTTGTTGGCACAGGTGTAAGCACAAATAAGTGTTGCTATGGTAGTGACTACTTCAGTCAACTCACCATTAGAGATTTGTGGGCGGGGATTAGAATCCTCGCCAAGATTTTTCAGGAAGGAAAAATCAAAACTTATAGGACCATGTCTAGAGACGGCAAACAATATAGAAGCGCCAAATATACATC